CCCGCCGATAATTCATAAGCAAGAGAGGGTTGCTCTCTGTTATCTTTACGATACCGTAAAAACATAACCTTGATTATGTCGTTCGTCGTAAGATTGCCTTTCTGCGGTAATGCGTCGGCTTTTGTCGCGTCTATCCCTGCGGCTTTATCCGTCCAAGAAAGCGTTAAATAATATGCCCTACCGTAATAATCCGCGGCGGGGACGTATTGCCCCCAAAAACCTTTTAAGTCGTTGTCTTTGCTTCCCTTGACTATCTTCTGCCCTGCCGAATAATTATCTGCATAATTCACTGCAAAAAGCGCGGAATTACCGAAAGAAACAGCGACAGAGGGTAGGATAACATAATTCCCTACGTTCGCCTTGTTTTTATTCATAGGACGAACAGAACACGCCGAAATAGGATTTCTGCCCGATACCGTGGAACTATCGTTAAAAAGCCACCCTGTAAGACTGAACGCGTCCTCTTGGAAATAAACATCTTTGCCCTTTTTCGTCCTCGGATTATCGCTGAAAACAACGTATTCTTGTATAAGCGTTTGTCTTTCGACGCTCATTCGCTCGGAAACTTCCCACATTCTCTTTTCGGAGTTAATGCCTATGTATTCCGATATCCTGTTAAAGTCCTTAGACAATCCCAAAGTGACTTTGATATAGTAAGGCAAAACTTCCCACGTTACGGTAGAAATATAATAATTCTTATCGAAAACCATTCCCGCCGTAGGTATATCCGAAAGGAAAGGCACTATATAAGTATAGGTCTTTTCTAAGTTCCCCAAACGCTCTACAACACCTTTAAGGTTTGCGCCGTAATACCTTGTTTCAATCATATTCGCAGATTGATTGTATGCAAGAGTACGCGGCAAACCCGTTCGTATTTGCTGTTTAGTCGTTCTTATCCTCGTTTTGAATATCGGTAAATAGGTTATCTCAAACCCGAGTTCTGCGTAATAATTGCCGCTGTTAGCGTCTATCGTAAGCCCGTTATCGCCCGTAACAACTCGTAAAATGTTCGTTATGGCATAGTTATTAAGTGCGGGGCTTATGGGGTTTTCAGCCTTAAAGAATAAGCCTTTAATGCCTTTACTTCCTTGTGTATAATAAACCGCGTAAGATTTAGAATACGGATAAACGCCCTCATAACTGCTTAAATTACCGTTATAATCTGCACTTTCAAAGACATAAGGGGTAATATCCCAACTGCCCGCGCCTTTGCCGGGGATATATTTACAGATAACCGATTTTATTTGAAAAATAGGTTTATCGGTCGGAATAATCGTGTCGTTGTTTTCTTCTAACCTTGTTGTTATGCTTTCCGTTCTAAGAGTTGTAAAACCATTCTCAAACGGTTCAACGACAACACCCTGCGCAAAATCTACTTGCGATACGAGGTTATCCGCGCTACTGTCTAATGAAGTACAATATTCGTTTACGCTTTCCTTAAACCCCGCCGATATAAGTTGACGGTCTTTGATATGCGATTGCTTAATGCCGCCGTATTTATCGAATACGACCTCAAAATACTCATTGCCTTTATCGTCGGTCTTTAACGCGGATATTCTCGGTTCTGCGTGGATAAACCCGCCGACTTGTTTCAACTGCTCTCTTAGCGTCATCTTAGTGAACGCAAATTCAGGGGCGAGTATCTTTTCAAACTCTTCCGCTTGGCTTCCCGCTTCATAAGTAGTCAACGGGTTGCCGTCAGTGTCATAACTAACGCCTTGTAAACGGAAACGAGGATAATTCCCTGACGTTTGCGGTTCTATCAAAGCAAAGCACCGATTGATTACGTCGGTTATTGTCCATTTTTTAGCGGGGTAACGATTGCTTACATACGACATAAGAAGCCCGTCGGTATCGAAATATCCGCTGATTGTATAAAATTTATAGTAGATTGTATAAACGCCGGCAGAAAGGTTTAATTGCCTTTCGGGAATAGTATAGGTCGGTTTCGACGCGTCAGGAACGCCTACGCTAAGCCCTAAATCTTCCGTTTTTGTTACAACGCCGTTTTTAGTTATGGTAAGAATTAAATGCCCGTTATCGTCTATTTCTGTTTTTTCTTCGTGGACAATTACGTCCGATGAGTTCGTAATTCTTAAAGTCATCGGGGCGGTGTTTTCAGGCTCAAAAAAACTTACGGGAATTTGCGATGCAATACTTTCCACAAAATCTACTATCGACGGGAAAACTGCGGGGGTATTTGCGCTCGGGTTTTTATAATAGCTCGAATGTATAGATGAATATGTTGTACCAACTGTAAAATTAGGTAAGTTTAACCCTCTTACAGAAAATAAAAGTTCTTTCGCATTGTTAAGATAGTTATTCCCTAATGCGTTGGTAAACGTGATACTGTCGCCGATAAAGCCCTCTAATATCTTAGTAAGTTCTATAAGGTAAATAGTATGGTCATATCTTCTTCCGCTACCAACAGGAACTTCGATAGAGTTATCATTCGCTATAACGTAAAAAAGAGCGAGGGTTTCCGTTACCTTGCCGTTGTCATCGACTGTAATTGTCGTGGTACGGTCAGAACGCTTTTTAATGCGCTCCAAATAGGTATCGGAGAATATCCCCTCGCTTATGTTTGTATGTGTTATTTTTACATAGGGCAGGGGATGGAAGATTTCCGCAGGTACTTGTTTCATCGTCAAACTTGCTTCGTCTAACTGTTCGTCACGTAAATCTGCGTGCCGAATAGGATTAAGAGCGTATTTTGTATAATCGACGAATGCTTTTGTTATATCGTCGTATATTTCAACTTTATAGTTATTCATAACTCGCTCTGCTTCCTCTCGCTCCCGCCCTGATATAGTTCATCTGCAAAGACCTGTTTTCAAGGTTTCTGCGTTCGTTTATTATCTGCTGATTATTAGCATAGGACATTAAAGTATGCCCTAACCCTACCGCTAATCCGATAGCCGCTCCCGCAACGTTCCCGACGGCAAACCCCGCCGCCATACTTTCCACAACTCCGATTGTCTGTGTTGCTATCTGATAACCGAATTGTCTACGTTGTGCTAACTCTGTCGAACCGTCTCTTATGCTTGCAACGTTTAATTGATGAGTTGCCATTTGATTTATCCAAGGCTTAACCGTTCGCCAGGCAACCAACCCCGTTATCGCGGCGTTTCGCGTGCCGCCGCCTTGCGTGCTTTGCGCGGTTCTGCCCGTATTGTCATCGTCGCCCGCAACGGTCTTTCTCTTCCCGTTCCCTGCGTCATTGACTATTCTTATAACATATTCGCGCTGTGCCATAATCGCTCCTATTGCTTAATCAAATTGCCGTTAATTATCGCCCATTTATAAAAATCTAACGAGCAAGGCATATCTGCCGCTATATTCCAAGTCCTTAACTTCGTTGTATCGGTTGCCGAATAAGCGTTCCCGTTATTAGCGGTATACCATTCATCTTCGTAATCGTTAAGGACGTTAGATAAGCCTGTCGTTATATAAATGAGTTCGCCGTTCGGGACTATCTGTATATTCGTCATAGCAACGTTATCGCTATAAGTATTATTCGCCGTTAATATAGAACCCGTAACACCCGTTAAAGCCTGGTCTATCTTTACGCTTCCCCAAATCGGCAATTCTTTAAGTAAATATGTCCCCTTGGGAATAGCGATATTATTAAGCGGCATTAAAGCAATACTCGACGCGTTCGTTATCGCCTTTAACGATACGATTATATCTCCCTTAGCGATTGGATAATTCGGTATGCTGTTCTTCCCGCTTGCAAACCCGTTATCTTCTCCGAATCTATAAAGCGTATTGCTTCCGTCGAACATAAGCGTGGAAGTGCTTCTCGCCGTTGCTTCGTAAAGGAAGAAAGAATCGGGGAAAGTTAATAATTCATAATCGGGGACGCATTCGACGAATGAAGTAGTCAACCCAACGTTAAGCACTCCGCTTGCCGTCGCGTCAGTCTGTCCGAACTGAACCAAATAATTTTTATTCCCGTGCGGGGTATTTACGGTCAAAAAGTGGGCTTCGTTCCTATTCCCATTAAGGATATAGTCAAAGACCTTACCCGTCATATTTCTCCCCGTAGCGGGTAAAATAACGCTTAATCCGAATACCGTATCGCTTGTTAAGGATTTCCCTATCGCTTCGCCTTTCGCGTAAACGTTTGCTTCCTGCGTCGGCACTCTTCTCGGCGTTATACTCGAATAACTTATCTGTTCTCCGTCTAACGTTAATCTGATAGACCGAGAGTTTACACCGCCCTGTATAACGCTGTAATCGGTGTAAATAGTAAACGTGAAATAATCGCCCGCAAGGCTATCCATTTGCCGAACACCGCTCGCCACAAGCGAATATACGAAAGATACGTCATAACTAACGCCGTCAGCGTCAGTAATGTTTTTCCTGCCGTTCTTAGCGCAAAATTCGTCTATCCAGTCACGGACAGACGCAAGGAATTTTACATTCCCCGTTCTTGCAACTTCCGTGCCGTATGTACCGTCGGAATTAAGCACGGTTTCTTCAATATCTTCTTCGGTATCTCTGCAAGGTATGAGAAGTTCTGTTCTTGTCGTTAAGGACGCAATCGTTAAGCCGTCATTCGTATTTTCAACTTCGGAGGATGTCAGAGTGACAATGCCGTTGATTACGTCCTTTACGTCGTTGTAATCCCTTACTGCTTTTGTGTATTCGCCTGTATCGTTATGTAAAACAAACGTAACACCGGGGTTGCCTTGCGCGTTTAATGCGCTCGATAACTCGTCTGTTAATTGTTTTAATGTTATCATATCAACCCTCTTCTATACTAACTATCGCATTTTTTAATCGTATTTGGATATGCTCTAATACCGCTTTTAAGGCTTTGTTTTGCCACCAACCCTCGTTCGGGTTTTTTCTCCCGTTCCATTTCGGACTAATCCACGGCTCGTTGGTAAAAGGCATATAATAAGCGATTCCGTCCTCGCCGTCGCCGTCAACGTATATCTCGCAGACCTTTCCGCCGTTCTTATACTCCATAAGAGTAGCGTTATAACGTAAATTGCCCGTGTCTATCGGCGTCGTGTTTTTTAATTCGTTAAAACATTCGTCACATAGCCGTTGAAACTCTTGGTTTGTCATTTTATCCCCTTAGGATTTTCTATCCCGACAAGTCTGATTACTTTCTCGGTTTCGGCTGTGGTCTTGAATATCCTTAACGCGTCCTCGGTTTCTTTTACCTGTGGGTTTTCCGTTACAAGGCTAATCTCCCAAAGTTGCCCGTCCTGCGTAACAATAAACTGTTTAGTCTTAAACTCTATCGCGGAGCGGGTTTTTATCGCCGCCGTTCTTCCCTCTATAAGTAATGTGCCGATTATCGTTTTATATTCTCTTGTATGCGGGTCTAAATTCTCGTAAGAAAACTTTTCCCCGCCGTCTAAATTAGTAACAGGTCTACGCTTATAATACGTTCCCGTTAAAAACTCGCGCGATTTCTGCGCCAAAAATTCGCTTAGGAAATCCATTATAAAACCCCCGTATAACAAACGGATTGACCGAACTCGGGGATAGGCTGTAATAGTATTTCGTATGCGGTATCGCTGAACCATAAAGCGCGTTTATTAGCGTCTACGCTCATCGATAAATCGCCGTTAGTCTTAACGTATAAAAACTGTTCTAACATAGCGTCATAGATGATTTTACGCCCGCCCTCGCTACACGCTATCATACTATCCTGCAACGCGTTGTCGGTGTTGTGCTCGTGGATTTTCTTATAAGTGAGTATCGATATTCTATTCAATAACCCCGAAACACCGTTCGGATTGTCCTTAACTGCCCCCGAAAGGTCTATCCCGAAAGTATCTAAAACTGCCTTAGCCGTTAAAACATATCGTCCCGTTATTTCGTTATACGTCATATAATCGTTGGAATAAGGTTTAATAGTCATATCGTTTATTCTCCTATGGTTCGGGGTTGATAGGCTCAGCCCCGAAAAGCCACCATTAAAAATGAGAAAGAGCAAAAATTATGAGTGGAAAGGGGCTTTATTAAAAACCCCTTAGAAACTTAATTATTCAGCAGTGAGCGTTTTAGCCGCCGCGTAGGTTGCCCCTGCGGTATTGGTAGCAGTTACCGCAACCGTTGCATTCTTGTAGCCGGGTGCCGCTATGAGTATCGTCGCCGCCGTTCCTCTATCCATAATGAACGAGTAAACGCCTTCGCCCTTATTCTCGACTACTGCATATCCGCCGTCTTCTTTACGAACTGCGACGTCAGCGTTTGTAATCTTTGCAGAAGCAGTTCCGGTAAGAGTAAGATTTACGGTGGTTATCGTGTTAGGAGCCGCCGCGCCGATTCTCTGTATCGCTCTTTCGGATATTTCACCGTTCTGGTACGCCGCAACCATTTCTTCCACGTTCGCGGGAGAAGTAATATCGGTAAAGAACGGAACAGGGTTATCGAAGTCGGAAAGGTCGCCCGCCTCGCTCTCGACGATAAACGCGATAGACGAATTACGAACGTTCTTAACACCCCAACCCCAGTCGTTACGGATAATAAACCCGATAGAGGTCGTCGGGGCTTTGTCTATATCGGTTACGTTTGCGCTCATACCGAAATAAGTGCCCTCGGCGTTCGCGATATACGCTTTAACCTTGTTAAACTGCGTATACTGCGCTTCGGTAAGGTTGAGTTCTGCCGCCGCAGTGTCCCAATACTCGTCGGGGATTACTTTGATATAAATACCGCCGTAAACACCCTCGATATAGTTACCGAGAAGTTTCGTGCCGCTTTCGTCAAGATAACCGTTAAGGATTATCTTCTGACCGATGTCGGAGTTGATAATCGCGCCGTTGTCGATAGTCATAAGATTATCGAAGAACTCCTGACGCATTACAAACACGCTCTTTTCTCTCGGATAAGAAATAACGCCCTGTTTGTATTCACCGCGTACGTTAGAGAGTTTAGACTTCAACTGATTCATCAGTTTCTGCATATACCCTCTGTCGGTAGTGCTGGGTTTGTACGCGATAATGTTCGATTTGTTACGCGCGTTCGCAAACGCAAGACCTGCGCCGACGTGCGTCGCCATAATGTCCGCGTCCATAAGCAAACCGATTGCCATAGGTATATACTGCGTATACTGACCGAGCAAGTCGAGGGACGAGCCGATAAGACGCATATTTACCTTGGAAATCTGTGCCGCCTCGTCGTATTCCTGTATGAATTTAAGGTCAAACCCGTCAGTCTGTACGCCGTGGGGAAGATTGTTGTTAAACGGTAAGTTGTTTCCGGGCGTGCCGCCGGGCGTACCGTCGGGGCACAAGGTCATTCCCAACGTTCTCTTAATTCTCGGGGGCATAAAGAGTAACGGGAAACGGATTGCTCCTACGTTTTCGCTTTCCGCGCCTACCGAGGTTACACCCATACCGTCTACAAATGCACGGCTCGAAAGGTTGACCATAAGCCACTGATTTGCGAGTCTGCGCTGTGCTAAAACGTTACCTACCAACGGGTAATTTCCGCTCGACGGGGTAACGTCATACGGAGCGGCTACGTTAGCCGCCGCCTGTAAGAAAAGTTGACTGTCAGGTATACCCGACGTAATTAACATTTCTGCCATTGTTTTTTTATTCTCCTTTTATCTTTTTATCTTTGATAAGATATTCCTTATTTCAGCGGGCGAGGTCTTTTTTGTTTCTTTTGCCTTTTCGTCGCCCTGGAAAACACCGTTTCCTAACCCATAGGTTTCTTTTGCCTTATCCTCGACAGCCGTTTCCGATTCCGCAAAATGTGCTTCAATCTTGTCGAGTCTGTCGAATATGCCTTTTGCCCATTCGGGGACGGGTTCAGCGGTATCTTCTTGCGGCTCTTCGTCAGCTTCCGAGTTTTCCTCGTCAGGTTCGTCCGTATCCTCTTCCTCGTCGGTTTCTTCGGTCGGTTCGGATTCTTCCTCTTCGTCCTCTTCTGCCTCGTCCTCGGTTTCGTCTACGTCTTTGCCGATTTCTTCGCTTTCTTCCTCTACCTCTTCCTTTTTCTCGGATTTGGTTTCGGGGTTCTCCGCTTTGTCCTCTTCGATTTTGTCAACCTCTCTTTCGTCCTCGGCTTTGTAAAGGTCGTCCATTTTGTCCTTTATCTTAGCCTTATCTTCGTCAGAAAGGTTAGCAATATCTTTTAAGATTTCATCAAGCGTTCTCTTTTTTCCAAACATTGCTGTATCTCCTTTTTTATTTACTTACCGCTTAGCGGTTATAGTATCTTAGTTCTTGACGGGTAATATGCCCGCCCGTTGTCGTGTGAATATTTGATATAAACACTGTTCCAAAACTGCGCTTTTTGTTTAGCCTTTTTATACTCGTCTTTATCAACGCTTTCAATCGCCTTGGTACGCCAAGTCAGCACGTTTCGTTCTAACTGTCGTTGCCGTAACGTGATAGCATATTCTTTTCGTTCCTCTGCCGCATTAGGTTTTGGAAACGAAAAACCGCTTTTATACGGTATCAGATAGTGCCGGCAATTAAAGCCTAAGAGACCGTTAGGCACTCCGCGTTTGGTAAAATTACGTTGTGTTGCTACCTCTAACGGCACATACTTTCTGCCGTCGTCTGTCGTTCCCGTTGTCCCGTCCAAGCTGTAAACTCTGCCTTGCCACGGAGCACAACGCTCCGAGCAGTCCGCGTGTGTGCTTGCGATTACTAACTTCGTCCCCGATTCTTTCAAATCGTTGATTTCATCGACGTGTGATTGATAACGTACTTCTAACTCTGCCCGCGCTCGTAACGATATTTTTCTATCAGTCCTATCAGTATCTAACGGCTGAATTTCGGCAAGGCGTTTCATAACAGGCGCAACCTTTTCTTTCATATACTTTCCAGTATATTCGTGTAACGGTACGCCGTATATCTTCGCTTTGCTTTCATAGTCCGGCAAAAAGCCACGGGCTTGTAGTTTCTTCAACGCTCGGTCTTTCTCGCGCTGTGGACGCGTTTTGTCGGTCAACGCTATCAATAATAGCAATGAATCGGCGTTACCGAGCATTTGGATATTATGCCATTGCGCATTATAAAACGCAATGAGGCTTTTTATCCCCGCCTCTCTTAGTGCGGGGATTTTGATTTGCTTTGCCGCGTCGGATATTATCTTTTTTATTTTCCTATCGACAATAAACTTCGGAGTTTTGGAAAAATATTCGTTTTTAACCGTTAAACGGATTTGCGCTTCCGCCTCTTCCAGCGTTATTGCCTGCCTGTTCAGCGGTCTGTTCGCTATTATCATCGTTCACCGCCTCGGGATAAAATTCACCGAAATTGACTTGCTGTGCTTGCTGTTCTTCTTTGATTTTATCCATATACTCTTCGGTTTCTGCTTTGGATATGCCGTTCACCTGTTGCACCGCAACGTCCTGCGGGATTAGTCCCGCTTGATAATTGTCACGGATATTTTCGTCGCGTAATAATTTGTTGCCTACATAATCCGACAGTTTTATTTTGATATTGCCTTTGTATTCTTTTCCCGCGTCCTTATATAATTGATACAACACCTCGTTGAGCATTCTATCTATTACAGGTGACAGCGTTTGATGAATACTTTGCACGGTTGCTCTCGTCAAATTCTCTTCTGCCGTTACTTCCCTCGCCGTTTTGTTTGAACCGTCCTGTAAAAACGGAAAAACAGAGGTCGGAGCAAATCCGCAATGCGAAACAATCTGACGTAAATATAACTCGAACATTCCGCGGTATTCTTCGCTACGGATATTAAACTGCACTGATTGCGGCGGAAAGTCTTTATCCCGCTCCGTTGCTACATACACAAAACTATCGTCATCATCGTTTTGCATATCCGACCGTAACATTATCCTGTCACTTAGATTTTCCGTTGCCGTCTTTATGCCCGCCGAGGCGAAGTCCCGTCGTATGTTTTCTAAAAACCGTTTCGGCACGAGGATTTTGCCCTTGCCTAAAATAACGTCGGTAAGTGAGCCGCTGAAAACCATATCGACCGACCATAACAAATCTAACGCGCCGTATAGTAATGGATCACCCATTGCCAACCCCGGCACGCAAGAGTTCTTCGCCGTTAACGTAGCATTCCAAACTCCCAAACCGTCTCTAAACGGTAGTTTAATATCTTTGTTTACCTTGATATTCTTAGCACGTAAAACATTGATTACTTCTTCGGGCAAATCCTGCTCGGGTATTCCGTCGCACCACATAGCGGGCAATAATTCCTGCCCCGCGATTCCGCTCTTTACGTGCACTTTATACTTGACGTATGGCGCACCGCGTTTGAAGAACCGTTCCTCAACGAGCCAAAACGAATTATGCACGGCATTCCCGAAATTCGTTTGAAATAATAACGAATTGAATATCGTTACGCGAATCACGTTCCCGCAATCGTCAGTAGTAGCATAATATCTGTCTACACGTTCCGATACAGGCACGCAACGCCCGTACGCGTCTTTGTTCAGTTTTATGATTGTCGTACCGTTTAATAAATCGTCGATACAGCCCTCATAAAACCTGTCAAAGCCAACGGACGGTGCCCAATAGTCCGAAAGCATTTTACTGTCCTCGTCAATGCCCTCAAACATTATCTTATCGCCCTTTATCAACCGTACTGCGGTTTTTCGGATAGTATACCCGACGTTCATTTTTAGCCCGCTGTTTACTACGCCGTCAGCCGCGCCCGACATATACGCCATACACGGTCTGACAACCGTTGTCATATAATTCATAAAAAACGGGTCAAGTCCCGTGTAGTATGTAGACGCGTTGACAAAATTCGACGGGGGTTTTCGCCACGTTAAATTCAAATAATTCTCAATCGCTTTCGGAGTTTGAAAAGAACTCATATTTTCACCTTACAAGAAATTATAATAATATTCATAGGTCGCGTATTTATCCGCGTCTATCGTATGGTCGCTTTGTCCCTCGGGAATTTCGTTTTCTTCGTCCCTTGCGAATGTTTCCATTTCGTTTACGCTGATAGCGTTCGCGGGCGTGTCTAATATCCGCAACATATTACTGCGATAACTATTTACTAACCTCGCAATATCACGCTCAATGTCTTTGTCGGTAACGGGTTTACACAGCCACCTTGTAGCCTTTTCAAACTCTAACATTAAATCCTGCGTGATTGCGGCACCGTCAAAACACCAACGCTCGTTATAGTGGTCGGGGATTCCTATGCCTAACGCACTCATTTCTTTGACAAAATCGTTATACCATTCTATCATCAGCATAACCTGGTCGGTGTGCGATATTCCTTTCTCGCCCGTCTTGCGCCTGAAATCCTTTATGTCTAAATAAAACGTCGATAGTTTGATTAACAAACCGTCGGGGTAAAGCCCCCACGCACTGATTGCCGTTGCGTCGTTTTTTAACCCGCTGTCTACTCCGTAAAACATAAATGACGGCTGATAGCCTATATTCCGTGCTATCCTGCCCTGTAATTCGTTTACGCTGATTAAATGTTTATGCCGGTCAAACGACCAAATTACAAGACCCTCTAACGAAACAACTTCGCCACCGTACCAATAGGCATAGTGGACAGGGTCTGTCTGTTTCATTTGTAATATTTCCGCTATTACAACGGGGTCTAATAAATCCGCTATATCTTCCCAGGTCGAATGAATTAGTATTGCGCCTTTTGTCACTCGCCCTGGATAATATTGATTTGCCCATGCTGTATATGACGGCGGGGGGTTATATCTGCAAATAAATTTGCTGTTCTCGTCCATAAAACGCAAGGCTGTTGACCTTAACGCTTCGACGTATTCTTTACCGTCAGGCTCATTCGCCTCTTCTAACATAACCCTTTTCAGTTTACCCGACGGAGGGAATTGTCCTTTTGTCCTGTTTATGTCTTTGTTTATTGCAAAAAACTGAATAACGTTTCCCGTCCGATTATTCTTTATCTCAAACGGGCTTGTCGTTACCTTAAAATCTGTATCTGTTCTATTAGATAATGTCAGACCGAACTCGTGCAACGTCGCCTGCATTGACTGAAAAATACTGCGTCGAATAGTGTTATCTTCCGAACGACAATACCAAATATCGCCTTTTACAGGACTAACTATTTCAGGTACTGTTGCCTCTTCGTCAGACCTCGTTTTTCCGCTTAATCTTCCGCCTTTTAATATAAACTCTTTTACACCTAAATCGCTCGGGTTTACTTCTTCGCCTCTGTATAGTCTTTTTCTTAACTCATCCTTATAAAACGGAGTAAACCTCTTCGCCTCTTCGGGTGTCCAATTCGGCAAAAACAAAGGCGCAAACTTCTGTGGTTCACGCCTGTTTATCATTATCATCGTCCTTATGAATCGAGGTGTTATCGAATACGAACTTAATTACGGGAATATCCTCGGGATTATTCGTTTTATCCTCTACTTTTTGCTCTCGTTCTATATATAACCCTGCAAGTTCTTTAATCCCTGCAACACAATCCTTGAATTTGGCTTTGTCCATTTTCTCTTCAAGCCTTGCAAATAAAGCGTCGATGATTTCTTGCGTTTGTTCTCTTTTGCTTTGCATAAACGCAAGCATTGTCATCTCTTGTTCAATTTTTGAACTTTTTAAACGTTCTTGAACTTTGTCTTTTTTCACTTGCTTCGCAAGTGCCTGGTATGTTACGTTATACTCTTTGGCTAAATTGCTTATACTTTCTCCCGCTAAATAACGGGCGATTATTGCTGATTTTTGTCTACCCGTTAACTTTGCCATTATTTGCTCCTTATTCTGCTATATGCTCTAATTCGTATATTGTTAAATGCACATCATCAGGCAATACGCTTGCCCCGAAATGCTCTCATTTGTTTTATATGCACTTTCAAACACTTTTCTCTTGTCGAAATCTTCAATCGCTTCTTGGAGTTCTTTTTCCCACTTCTTGCAAAAATCAGAATAGTCGTCTTTGCATTTTTTTATTACGGCTTCTCTGTATTCTTCAAATGTCATTTTCATTTCTTAATCTCCCTGTCCCTTATAGCCTTTGCCGCGTCGTAATCTTCGGCTGGCTTTACCCTTTTAATAAATTCGTCCAGTCTTTCTTGCGTTATTTTTCCCGTATACTTGAAAAATATTACAGGTTCGGGCGTATCTCGTGTTTTATCCCAACCGTCGGGCGCATACTTTTCATCGAACTCAACCCAACTCACAGGCTCAAAACCTTGTTTTGTGTAGAACCCATATAAACCTGAAAACGCGTCCAGTCTGTCGCCGCCATTTAAAACCGCAAAACTTATCAGGTCTTTGCCCCTGATACTACTATCTTCGGCACGCTTACACACCGAAACGATATTGCCATTAGGCTCTATCGCGACACACGAGCCGCCCGTAGACATATACATTCTGTCCTTGTCGTACTCGCCGGCACTATGCACGTCTACACGCCACCGCTCTGACGGTGCTATGCTATCCTTTGCTCTAACCATAGCGTCACGAAACTTTGTCGGCTTGTGTGTTTCCGTTATTCCGTTCGGCTCGGGCAACGGTGCGCGCCCCTCGACTTTTCTTGCTAAATTTTTAAATTTACGCTCTTTGTCTGTGCTTGTCTTTTTGCTCGCTCCGCTACCGTTCCCGTATTGCCCTGTATTTTTATCATATTCTTGCGGTTTTCCGCCTGCGCCTGTCTTCGTCGCCCCTCCGCGTTTCTTATTTACTCTGCCCGCTAATGTGCCAACATTATTGCGGCTATCGTATGCCATATCTAAGTCTCCTTTATTCTAATACACTCAACTGGGCCTGTAAACATTCTATCAGCGAACCATATACATTAAACTGCTCCATTCTCAAACGACGAACGGCAAACGGTTCGTTTCTTCCCGCTTTTGACAAAATATACTTCTGCAGTTCCGTTCCTTTTTTCGTAAGCGCCTCAATTTCAGCCTTTATATCATCTTTCGTCAACGCTTTGATTTCCTCTTTCGGCTGTTCTTCTTTTACAATTTTTAAATCTTCTTTCTTCATAATTACTCCTTTAAAAAATAATCGCCCCGTGTTTTCGGAACGATTTATAATATTTCACAATATTATATTATCACATATTCCGAACATTGTCAATCAAATTTTGAAAATTTTTAGTTTTAGGGCGGTAAAACTTTTTTGCAACCGAAAAGGATAATGTTTTATTTTATATTTACAAACGCGCCGCCCCGCGATTGTATCATTGCTCTACTTCTTCAACAAACATATACGACTGCGGCGGGAGGGCGAATTGATATTAAAATCGATTTCATTTTACCACCTCCAAAAGTTCGGCGTCATCGTGGATATCGCCGACAACCTCGACATTGATATACTCATCGAACTCGTAATCAGTCCCACAACTGTGTAACACGAATTTCCCTTTAACTTCTGAATAATAAACTTCTTTATTTACATACCCATATTCTAATGAAAGACATTTTACAATGTCGCCTCCAAATATTTTGTTGTTAGACTTATCATACCTACCCGTAAACTGTCCGACGGTTTCGGGGATAACTTTCCAATCGCTCCCATTATAATCTTTAATATTTGGAATTACAGTTTTATCATTACATACAAGTGGTGCATACCAACCATACACCCATTTGCCGTTGTCTTTTCGCTTGCCTCTAAAAATTATTTGTCGCATTTCTCATACTCCTTTAATTTTTCGTTTACTATATCGCAAAAAACGTCATACGCTTTTTGATTGCAAAACGGAATGTCGGTTATATGGTCTTTTATCCATTCCGCAAACTCTTTGACGGCTTGCTTCCTTTGCTCGTCAATGTTGCACATAGCGTTCATTTCTTTGACCGTATCTATGCTTAATAAAACTTGCTTTAACCTTTCGGTCAACCGCTCGTTTTCGGCTTCCAAACGGTCAAACGCTATTTCGAGGTTCTTATTTTGAATTTTAAGTATTTCAATCTCGGATTTTGTTTCTTCAATGCCTTTTTCGTAGCCCTCTTTATATGCCTTTTGCGTGTCGCTTGCAAAGTCGCTTGTAAAGGTCTTGCGATAGCCCGCATTGTAAAGGGCTTCGGCGTGTCTATACGAATTACACTGCCCGTTCTTAAAGTCGCATTTTGCACATTCTTCTGCAGTATAGGCTTGTGGGTTTCTCACACATCCAATGACTGCCATTTCTCCAATCTGTTGTTCTTTATCCATTTAACCACCAATCAAAAAGAGTTGGATAAGATTTTCCATTTCTTTCTTTCCTAAACCCGTTTAGACCAATTTTTTCTATTTCATCGGCAAGTTTTTTGTAAAGTGCTTTATATTTTGGATAAGCATTAAACCCTTCTTGCCTATGCTTACCCGCCATAGGACAGCCGATACAACCTACACGTGTAAATCCTTTATCGTATAACGGGTTATACTCTATTTTCCGTTCGTGAATATAATCCCAAACTTCGTCCTCCGTCCAATATGCAATAGGGTTTACTATGAAATATTTGTTCGTGTAGCACGCGGTTGTCTGTTTTACCTCTTCGGCATTATCAAAATGAAAACGTTGGTCTGATTTTGTTCCGTAGCTTTCGGTGTTCCGTGTTTCTATACTGTCTCTATGACTTGCTCTTTTTACACTTTCGGTTTTGCGAACTCCGAAACTATGCGTGGCAAATTTTAATTCGGGAATGTCATCCCTTTCTTTCAGTTCCGCGCAACAAAATCTCATCGTTCGTGTCGGCAACATTTTCTTTTCTTTGCATATTTCCCAAAACGTCTTTTTGGGATAGTAAATTCGGCAATCAATTCCCTGCTCTCTCCATTTTTTAAATTTTTTTCTGATAAAATAAACCGTTTCAGGCGCGTCAAGCCCTGTGTGATTATGTATAACGATGAACTTTACTCCGCTTCTGATAAAAAGGTCTACAAGAACTTCGCTGTCTTTTCCCCCGCTATATCCCACCACATAACCTAACGGATTTCGTGCGATACTCGCTTCTTCAAACTCTTGTATCAACTTTATCGCTTGATTTACTTTATCGTACTTTGTCCCGTCAAACATATTCAACTGTTTATCCATAATCACTCCTTAAAATCCGTAAATATTCCGATTATTATTAGTATTAGCATTGCTAATAGCAGTATTGCCGCAGGTATCCATACGGGACATATAACCCATATCCAACCCCAACTTATCAGATTTAACAGCCGTAATAACACAAAAATGAATGTCAGAACGACTATTAAACACATAAACAACGATATAATGATTTTACCTCTCATAATCGACCTGCTTTCTGTCTTTGTTCTTTTTCAGTTTTTCCAACCTCTGAATTTCCCTGTTTATGTACCACGCCGCCTTTTCTAAGTCCTCGATTTCCTTTTCCTTGTTTTTCTTTCCCGCCCGCGCTATATATTTTATAGCGTTCCCACGGTGGAAATTTAGTTGTTTGTCCTCGATAAAATCTATGACTTCGATTTTCCCGTCCGTATAATGCGACGGGTGATTTATTATGTCATTCATTACACGTTATCTCCCTTTGTGTCATCGTCGTTTCTGTCGGGCGTATGTCTGCTATCTCATCGTGTATTTTTTCTACTAACGCATACGCTTCCGTCGCTGTAAATCTCATTTTGCCCTGATTGCTTAAAATTATCTTTACCGATAATTCCTGCAACAACTCATTCGCTTTGCTCATCATATCAGCCCGAACTCCTTTGCCCATTCCTCGGCGGTTCCTAAAACGTCTTTGATTTTCCTATACACCGTCGGCAACGGTATCCCCGTTATTTTAGATACCTCGGAATTAGGTTTACAGTTGAAATAATGTAGTCTGATTATTTGCTCTTCGGGTTTTTTATGGTAGGTTATCAATGTGTTTTTAACTACATTACACCATTCAGACGGATTGTTTTTGTCTATTATGCCGCATAATCTCGTTTCCCTGGCGTTCGTTGCCAATGACGCTACCCGTTCCCGTGAATAGTCAACCGCTAAACCGCTCTCCGCAAAATCGACCGTGGATTGATAATACTTTTTTATTTCCGTTTCATAAAAATAAAACGCGTGTTCTATTTGCTTTTTCTCTTGATAATTCATATCTTCACCTGTCCTTTTCCTATTACCCATTTAGTTTCAGGCTTCAAATACCTCTTTATTCGGCATTCTTCGCCGTATCTGTTAGTTATCTTTATCCATTCGTCTTTAATATCATATCCGTACTTATGCTTTAATTCGCTTATCCTCGACGCTAATCTGAATATCCCTAATTCCTTTAACGCCTCTAACGACGTTATGCTGTCGTTCTGTTCTAAATACGACAAAATACGATTGCATTGTTTTTGATTGCTGTTCATAGTTTTTCCTTTCCGTCGGATATGCCGCCGACGGTCGGCTGTTCTTTCTATTCTGATTATAGGGCATAATCCGCCATTATTTCCAAAAAAACGCAGTACCCGCCGCCGTTCTGTCTATAAAATGCCGTGTCATATATCCCTGCGCCGTTCCACGCTTCCGAATTATACGCGCCTTCGTCAATTCTTTTTTTTGCCGTCCGTCTGTCATTTATATAGGTTTGTAACGTTTCCCGCGTAAAATACCGTGCTGCTGTCGGTCCTTGCTTTTTCAATTCCGTTTTTATATCCTGAAAGTTAATCATTTTAATCTCCTTTGCGGGGTTTTGCCGCCCCGCTCGGCTTATTGTTTGATTAAGCGACGTAATCGTGATTTACCAATGTTTCAACGCTTCCGTCGGCGTATGTTATTTCGCATTTGTTAAAATCTTTTTCGCACGCCGCGAAATAATCTATCAAGTCGGCAAGGACTTCTTTATTATCCGTTTCGTCTTCCATTATGTCGTTTCTAAAATACGCTTTAATCTTAATCATGTTTAACTCCCTCGGGCTGTTGCCCTTTCTCAATTTCTGCCTATATTATACACCATTAAGATATATTTGTCAACTGTTTTTTATAGATTTTTCAAAATTTGATAAAATTATTTTACAATATCGCTCCGTCCCGTTTTTGGCATTTACAAATCCGTGCTACTTCTTCTCCGTTCTCGTCACGGTCTAAAATAACTCCTGTACCGTGACAATATGGACAATCATTGTGGTAATGTTCTATAACTTCCGTCGTTTTCTCCGTTGATACCTCGTTGACATACTTTTCAAACTTAACGCCGAATAATGTATCGGGGGTTAAATATTGCGACATTTTTATATCGTTTCCCCATTTCAGAATTTTGCTATCAATAACGCGTTTGAAATCGTCAACGGAGTAGCCCTCTTCTAATCTTGCGTTTATATGGGAACTTGTCAGTTTGCTATTAACGCGATACTTCGTCCCTAATTTAGAATTTAGGTAATCAATTATTTCGGCTTTTTCTTTTATATATTTTTCTTTTTTATTATCTATATTATTATCTATATTATTATGTCGCAAATTTTGCAATTCTGCCTCGCAAATTTTGCTACTCTGCCTCGCAAATCTTGCAAGCCTGCTTTGTAGAACTCTCTTTCTTCCGTCAAACGATTTTACGGAAACATACCCCAATTTCATCAGGGTCGATATTGAATCTGATATTTTCCTTTCACTGCATTGGCAGAACTCTGATAAGTATTGATTGCTTGCGAAACAACCCTCACCCTCTACGTCAAGGCTGTCTATCTCGGCTAAAATGATTTTATCCAAGGCATTAAGCCTTTCATCAAGCCATACTTCTTTTGATATCCATATCCCCTTAAAATCTCTTTTTATTTCTTCCATTTTTTATTCTCCATATATAATACGTGTATCATTACTCAATAAAATGTTTGCAATATCGCACACTAATTGTATCGGTAATTTAAACCATTCTCCGCCTATTTTATACTCTTTAAGATAAGAATGTAGTTCTTTCTCTATGCTAAAAGCGGTAGAATCATTAAAAGGCTTGGTCTTAACAATTAAAATCGTCTTATATGGGCGATTGTTTAAATCTTTCTCTCTCCGTTCAGGATTTTGGGAAACCCCGATTTTGTAATATTTATCACTTTTCATTAGATATACGCATTTACTCATTGAAACCCCTTTTTTATGAGAAAAACCCTGCGAATAACGTTGCGTACCATTACTCGCGGGGTTCTTGTCCGTTGATTATTCAGTTTCGCTTGATTATTCGTTACGCACCAAATAATCAACGTTCGTTGGTGTACAGAAAGTGCCCTCTCTGTTTACATTAGATATTATATCACTTCGGCTTGCTTTTGTCAACTAAATTTTATTATTTTTAGGCTGTGTAATAATATTTATAGACGGAAATTATACAATCGGTACAAATTTCGTTTGTTTTAGCGTGATTGCAATCGGATTTATATTCTATACGCAAATAATAATATCCTCGTCCCGTTGTTGTCCCGCCGATTAACAGTAACGAAATCAGCCTGTATTTGTGTCCGTCGGTGTTCATACTCTCGCGCGTTACATAGTCGTTTTCTATCCGATAAAAATCATAGGTTCTGGATATCGGGGTATCTAATAGTTCAACCTGCTCGAATACAAATTCATCAACTGTCTTAACGCCTTTTTTCTTGCACGCCGTCAGCGGCATAGCCGCCAACAGCACGCACAAAATACAAATTATCTTTTTCATCAGAAATCTTCCCTTGTTACCTCTTTTATTATGTAGCCGTATCGTTCGGCTAAAAGCCGTTTTTTAAGCCTGTACAGCGGCGTTTTTGTAGCCTCGGACTTGCAATCTTCGACTACAAACTCATCGCGTTCAAAATAGGTAAAATCTGCCTCATAGTATATTTCGCGCCCGTATTTTGATTTACTTACTATAACAAATTTATCGTGGTGTTTTAGGTTTTTTATATATCCCGCACGCTGTAATAATTTCAGCATTTCGTATCGTCTGCCCTCTAAAACACTGTCGAAAACTTCGCCGTCTATAACGACTTTTTTATTACCGTATTTCATATCAGAACGGAAGTTGATTATTTTCTATTTCGGATAGCCTATCCATTCCCATTTGTTGCGGTGCTCTTTCTCTCGTCGCTCTCGTTACTTCGGGCTGTGCTTCCGTTTTTGCGCTGAAAAATTCTACGGTTTCGACTTCGACCTCAAACGCTTTTACTTTCGAACCGTTCCTGTCCTCGTACGACCTCGTTGTTAGTTTACCCTGTACAGATACTTTTGCGCCTTTTACCAGGTATTTGTTGCATATTTCTGCCGTACCTCTCCACGCGTTACAGTCGAAAAAGTCCGTAATGGGATTGTCGGGGGAACAGTTCGGACGGCGTACCGCTATCGTGAAATGACAAACCGATACTCCCGATTGCGTTTGTCTTAATTCGGGGTCGCGCGTCAAGTTACCGCTTAGAAAAATTGTGTTCATAGTTATCTCCTTAAATTATAAATTTTCAAAATTGTTTTGTCTATTTTTACGCCCTTATCGAAATGATATTTGGCGAAAAAATCCTGCTTTCCTATTGTGTGAATTTCAGTGTGGTGCGCCCGGCAAAGGCTTATCGCCTCTCTGCCCTCGTGCGTTATCTCCGCCCTGTCGTTTCCCATTCCCACCGTGTCTATGTGGTGTAAATCGGCAGGTCTGCCGCATACGGCGCATTTTTTGTGAATCAAACACATATACACATATTCGTTTATGTCGTCTACATATTCGATTAACGGTCGTTTAACGGGCACGTCGTTAGATAAAATAAAATTTATCAGGAACCGCTGAAATTCGGCAACAAGACTCATCGGCGCGTCGCTAAGACTAAATATTTTATCGGCGAGCGTGTCAACGTGATTTGCCCAAAATTCCAACTTAAACGCCTGTTTGATGTCCTCGGTTGTGTTCCCGCTCCACTCGGCGATTGCGTTTATTAGCGCATAACACATTCGCCGTTGTTGGTCTGATAGTTTTCGTCCGTCTATCGCCTCGACGTAACATTCCGTAACCTGCCTGTGGATATATGCGGAAAGATTTATCGGTGCTATTATAACCGCCGTTCCGTCTTCCCGCACTTCCACTATTTTACCCTTAACCATTTACTTCGGGAAACGGTGCGCTTGCCGCTTTGAATTTCGCTTGTTCTTCCGCTACCTTGAAATCTAAAATCAACTGCGCGGCTTCTTGCCAGTCTTTCCGTTTATCCTGTGCCGCGAGTTTTTGCAACTCGTCAATCGACAGCGTATCGAAACGGACTTCTTTATCGCCTTTTAGAGCCGTCATAGCCTTAGCCTTGAGCAAAGTCATAGGCGCGGGCTTTTCGTCGGTCTTAGGGCGGTTTTTGTCGCTCTGTGTGGCTTTTGCGTTATCTTTTATGTTCCCCGTGTTCAAATAGTCGCTGTCTTTGGTGTCGTCTATATCGAATAAACCGTTTAGAGCATACTTGCGGGCATAAGAAGAAGTGGAGCCTGTTATTTGTGCGCTTGACATCCCTTTTAACGTTTCGTCCTCTCGTGCATATGACACATTCATAATATCGTCACACTCGCTCCCGTCTTCGGTATCTGATAAAACAGCATAGGCTTTTACATAATATCTATCTCCGATGAGCACAATCTCATCATATAGTCTTAACACTGTTTGATATTTTTTGCATAACGGCTTCACCGCTTCAAGGATATCTTCACAATTCCTATAATAATATTTCCCGTACTCATTAAATTGAGTTTTTGCACATTTTAGTTCGTTTTGAATGTTCAACAATTTCTGCACTAATTTCATTTTTTTTACCTCGCTCTCTTTTCAGCCCGCTGTATAGTGTTCCGTGAAACACCTTCTCTTTTCGCCATTTCTCGTTGAGTTATACCGAGCTGTCGCCTTTTTTCTAAAAGCCCTTTGCATTGGGAATCTGTAAATATAAATTTATCTTTCCCCGCATTTTCTTTTAATGTTATCCATTGACAATTCTCCGGGTTATAATCCCCTCGGTTGTTTATTCTGTCTATTGTTAGGTTTTCTGCATACCCGTTTGCCAAAGCCCAATCTTTAAAGTTTTTATAAGTTTTCCACTCTTCACAAATGGTGGGATTATAGCATTTATACCGTCTATGAGAAAGTCCTATCCAAATCTTATACAATCTCGAACGATAATCTCCGTGCTTAAAAGCATATTTGTTCCCCTTTGACAAACAAGTTGCGCAAAGCCCTTTATGTTTTTTAAAATAATCGGCTCGAATTTTCATTTCTGCCCCACAGCCTTTACATTTACATAAGAAATATGTTCTCCCGTTTGGAGCTTGTATTTCCGATAACTTTTCATAAATATTCATAATATTCTCCTTATCTTCCGCAACAACGGAGTTCTGAATTGTAATATCTGCAAGTGGGGCATTCATCCTTTCTTATAATGCACCCGAACTTAGAGCAAAGTTTGAGGTCGTTATTATGGTCGGCTTTATATTTCTCGTGTTCGGCTTCTATTTCTGCCTTTCTTCTTGCTTCCCGTTCTTTCCATTCCTCGTGTAATTTGCGTTGGTGTTCTTGCCTTTTTTCTGCTCCGACTTTTTCGTTCCAATCGCAATACCTTAAAACTGCGGGAGTAGCGGAGAAACCGTCTGCAATCAATTCTTTGATTTTATACGCTCTCCATTCTTCGATATTATCGAAAATATCGTTGTTGCTTCTTTGCCCGTCCAATAACCACGGTTCTTCGAGCCAAGGAAAGAAGTTGTAAATAAAACAAACCTTTTTATCCTCTTCGCCAGGGGTTAACTTTCTCAAATCGGAAAGTTTACCCATATCTAAGTATCTATCTTTCGACATTGTTTAGCCCTCTTAAAAAATCTTCCCAGGCTTTGTTCATTGCTTCGATTTCTGCCATTGTGTACCGCGGTCTGTTTTCGGTAATGTCTATATCGTCGGGGTCGTAATCATATTCGCCGTTCTGAATTTTAAACTCCAAAACTCTCTTTGCCCTTTCGAGTATTTCTTCCGTTTCGTCTTCCGTCGTTCCCGTGAGTTCGATTGTTATCGGAACCGTTACCTTTATTCTTGTTTCTCTTGCATTTTTGCTCATTTTTCTCATTCTCCTTTTATTTCTTTTTTATGTAATATGTTTTCGATAAACAATTATCGCATTTCCGTTTAGTGCACTTCAGACACTTGTCTATTTCTTCTTGTCTTGTTATTTGATACTCGCTCAATCCGCCCGCAGGGATTGTTTCGTGCGCCCACGGAGCTCTTCCCGCATATATCTTGCTACAAAACATTTGCTTCATATTATGTCTCCGACCGTGCAATGTAAAATCTCTGCCAATTTTTTCAGCATATCAAGCCGTGGACAACGAAGCCCTTGTTCATATTTCGCATAAGAGTTCTTGTTAATGCCAAGTAGTTTCGCAATCTCTTTCTGCGTTAATCCGTTTCGCCTGCGCATTTCTTTTAATTTCTGCATTTTTTCTCCTTTCGGGCGTTTGCCCGTTCCTTAACTTTGTACCCATAGTATACCACATTGAGATATCATTGTCAACCGTTTTGGCGTACTTTTCAAAAAATATTTTTAAAAAATTTAAAAAATAAAAAAGCCCCCGCCGAATAAAGGCAAGGGGCTCTTTTAAGGGTAATTATTAAACTGTGGGCTGAATAATTTCGGGCTTTTCTTTTTTCGCTTTGAATTGAGAAAGGAAAAGGGTACGGTTGACGTAAACGTCTAATAGTTTTGCGACGTTGCGCCGACCTATCATAAAAAACCCGACGACGAAGTTAAAGATTATGTTCATAATATCGTATAAAACGGATATGGCGTTGATTGTGCCCATATACACGTTATAGGATATTAACCCGCCGAGGAATGTACAGAAAAGCATTGCAGGCAATGATTTTAGAATTTCCTTGATATTTTCTTTCGTTTCGTCCATTGTGTAGCGTGCCGATTGACTGACGGACTGTTCGGACTGTGTCAAAAACCACGACGCTTTCAGTTTTTTGTATCTTAGGCGTTTGACGTACCGAATATTTTTGTCTATAAACTCATCGGTGATGACGGCTTCGCGGGTAGCAATTTTCGCCTCTAACGCTTTTATTTTTCTATCCCGCGCCTTAGAAAACTCTAATTCGTTTTTATATTCGAGGGTTTTCTTTTTAAAACGCCATTTAACCAACTTATGGCTTTTTTTGCGTTTATAAGCAAGTTTTTTGAGTTCGAGTTGTTTCTGTCCCACGTATTCCTCAAACTCCGATTTGTTTACGTCTTTTGTTGCCGCTATAAAATCATCACGAGTAGTTTTGACCTCGGTCGAGTATAGCGCGCGGTTATAATAGGTATTTGAGCCGATATATTTCGGTAAAGTATATGTTATTACGCGCAAACCTAACGAGGTTAAAAACGCTGTCCAAACTATTTCTTTTACGCCGAAAGTGAATTGCAATAACGAACCTAACGCCGAGGTAGCAATGAGAACGAGCATGAGCACGACGGACGGAATATATGAAATAATACTCTGTCCTACGGTCTTTTCCTGCAAATCATTATGCTTTTCTTTCGGTAAAAACTCCGAATTTTCCTTGTAAAAATCGTCCATAAAAATTACTCCTTAAAAATTTTTTTATTTTTTCTGTTTTTTACTTGACTATTTCTTCCCGCTATGTTATCATAATTATGGTTTTAGAGCCCGTATGTATTTAGTCCCCTACGCTGAATATATGCGAAAGAACTGAATATTTTGCGGGCTAAAAGGTCGTAAGTCTATTGTGCAGGGTGATAGGCTTGCGGCTTTTCCTTTTACCTAAGAGCGGGGTTCCCGCCGCTTAACAAGAGTGGAACGGAAAACGAAATCACTACTGCCTGAGATTAGTTTCCCGTCAAGAGATTGTGGTCACCAAATAACTCTTAAAAAAGCGGTGGGAGGACGCCTTAGGTGTGGGTTCTTCTATGGTCTGAGGCACGGGACTAAGGTCGTGCCAACATAGGAGCGTTTGAAACAACGCTATGCGGCAGTAGAGGGCTAAAATGCGGAAACTTCAACAGGGGAATATCTCCTTAGACCTCAAAGGGCATAGATTAACCTTTTTTCGCAAGGGGTTACTATGCCTGAAAGCGTTATAGCGTTTCTTAACAAGAGAATATCTTATATTTAGCAAATAGTCAAGTAAAAAGAGTTAGTTTTTTGCGCTTAACTCTTTTTTTTATAGATAAAACACCTATAATCAAAGATTTTCGGGTATCTCTTCGGGTTTTTCTTCCTTAGCGAAACAGAACCCGTAACTTTCCCGCCAAGCCTGTTTATCAGAAATAGCGACTTCGAGGTTTTTGCGTTTTATCCCGTTTTTATCGGTAAAAAATGCGTATTCTGCATAGGTATCTGCTACCACGCCGAAAAACATACTGATTATGCTTGCGATTACCGAACAGGTGGAAATTAAAATCATTTCACGCCCGATTGTATATCCGAGTAATGCGCAGACTAACAGTATTACCGAAACGCTCAATAATAGGTTATAGTTGAATATGTTCTTTATCGTGTCCTTAAACGCGACGATAACGAACGCTAAAACTATAATCGCATAAAAGCCTAAACGGCTGTCCGTGGTATACTCGTTAAGTTTTACCACGAACAGCACGAACATTATCGACGAATAGGCTAAAAACGCATAAATCTTATAAAGCACGCTTTTCCCGTGATTTGTAAGTTTCATATTCCACCTCTTAGAGTTTTTCTATTTCCTTTTTAGCGGTTTCGCCGTTCTTAGCGTAAACATACGCCCAAAGTTTATCGTTTTCGGCTTTCATTTTCTCGTATTCGGTCTTAGAGGGCGCGGCGGTCAGTTTATCTACTGCCTCGGGAGAGCCTCTCCACGCGTTTTGTGCGCCCGCTACGAGCGCGGAAGTCTTAGCGTCTATCTCGTTTATAGTCAGGTCGTTTTTAGCCAAACTATCCTTGATTAACGCCGCTATCCTCGCTATTTCGTCCTCTAAAAATCTTTCAATATCCGTTTTAATACTCTGCACGTCGGTATTACGCTTAAACTCTTCGACTTGTGCTTTTAGGTCATCTATTTGCTTTTTAGCGTTGCTTAGCATAGCCTTGACGGTCTTTGCCTCTCCCGCTTTCTTAAAGAACGGCAAAATCAATAATATCCCGAATAATAACGTCAATGCACCCGCGCATATCATCGGCACATATACTCTCACAAACACGCTGTCGCTGTTTTCGGTGTACTTAGTAACCTTATCGACGAGCGATTTAATTAAACCTTTATCCTCTTCGGATAGGTTCGAGCCGTCTATAATATCGTCTACGTTGGGCTTTTTATTCTCTTCGCCTTTTCCCTCATCGGGTTTCGGTTCTTCGGGTTTCTCGGTATTGTCGATTATTTCGCCGCCCTCGGCTTCGTCTTTGGGGGTTTCCTCGCCCGTTATCTCCGAGCCTGTCTGTTCGCCCGAAGATACCGTTTCGTCGGCGTAGGCGGTCGCTATCGCGCTCATAGAGAACGCAAAGAATATCGCAAGACAAAAGATAAATGCAAATCTTAAAAGTTTTTTCATTTTTGTACTCCTTAAAGTATAATTTTATTTTTCTTTTCGAGTTCTTCAACGCGCTTTTCAAGGTTTGTAAACTCGTCAAACGCTCTTACTTCGCCGTCGTTGCTTTCAACAATCTTTAACGGCAAACAATCCCAATGCTTTATTTTTTCGCCGTCGCTGTAAAGGTCAACGGCTATATATAACCGCCCTGAAAAAACAAACTCGTCGGGAACACGGAAAGGCGCGGTTAACTTAACCGTTTTCTTTAATTTCCCGTTCTGCAACGTGATAGTCGCTTCCGAAAGGTCGTAAAAGGTATCTATATCGAATATGATACCCTCGTCAGGGGCAACCAACATTGCGTTTGCTTCCCCTACCCTTATTATGGGGGATTTTGTGAATTTTAATTGTTTTCGCATTATTCACCTCGTTGATGTTTTTTAATCTTTTCGTACAATTTCTTTAAAGCAATCGCTAATCCTATTTGTAGAGGAACGGCGGGCGTAAACGGTCCAGCCCAAAAAGCGCAAATCGCTCCGAACGCCGTCCACCACCAAGGGTCTATTATTACTGCAAGTAACCCTGTCACTATACAAGGTGACCAGAATATTAGTTCTGCAATAATAACCCATACGAACATTTCCTTGTTAAAAACATTCTTTCTAAGCCATTGCCAAAGTCTTTTAAGAGCGTTCTTCATACAATGATTTAACTAAAGCTTGTATATCCTCATCGCTCAAATTATCACAATCAATACCATACTTCTCTAAAATCGCCCTGTAATCAGGCGGGTCAGGAAGCGTAAGGTCATCGTAATAAATTATCCCGTCATTATTCCTATCTTCTTGCTTAGTGTTTTTGAATGTTAAAAACCAAGTCAAAACTGCTACCGTTAAAGCCGCGATGATAGCCATAACGATAGTCAGTTCTGTAAGTGTGAAACCTTTATTTTTCATCATAATTTATACACGCGGATATTTTGCAATATCCAAAGTCATTTGCATTAACGCAAAACTTTTGTTTGAGTTGACAATATCTATATGTGACTATCTGTTTATTTATTATTGTAGAACTATTCATTGTTTATTACTCCTTATTTTCGTCGCATTCTTTGCAACACACCATATTGCTTATTTTCACATTATACTTTGTACAATATGCCCACCCGAAAATGCATTTTTCTTGTGAAAGATACTTGCACTCATAACAACGATTAGGTAATTGTTTCATTGTTTATTACTCCTTTATATCGTAGGTTCTTCGGTATTTGCAGGAGATGAAAGCGAACCGCTATATTCATACCGAATTTGCAAAGTAGTATCTCCTGATAACTCATAAGTGCTCAACGTATATTGCGACCCAACAATTTGCGGAGTATCTTCTCCTATAAGGTATGCGCTATATGCCCCGCGCCAAGCAACTTTATAAACGCCTGTGATGACAAGGGCTGACGAAGCGTCAACTCTTACGCCGTTCTTATCAAAGATTGAACTCGGCGAGCCTTGTATCATATAATCATAATCTGTCGAACTTACTGTATCGCTATTTATTTTTATGTAAGCATTCGATGGGTCTTGGTCTTGTTGAAACGCAAATAATTGCAGTGTCAATTTATACCCCGCCTGTTTCACTAAGTTCCCATCAGTAATAGCCCATTTGTAAAATTCGGCGGAAACGTCTGTTGTAACAGAAACAGATGTGGTCGGAGAAGTTGTAAGAGTTTTCTTTGTACTATTTGCAGGAATTGCATACCAGTTAGTACCGTCCCAACCAAGTTGTGCGTCGTCACTTGCTTCCCAATAAAAACTATTTCCACTAATCACGGCAGATTGTCTAATAGATTGCCCACCAACAGAATGATATAAAAAAAGAAGATCTTTAATCGGATCTTCTTTTTTTAAACGTTTATTCTATTGCTACCCTTTCGCAAGTTTCTTCATCGTAACCTACTGCTACGAAGTTGGGCTCGCTGTCGTCATATTCTGCTAAGGTTTGACCTGTTGCTTTGAGTATTATTTTGTATTTCATAGTATTCTCCTTACATTGTGGTTACTACGTCGGTCCAAGTCGTTGAGAAGTTAGAAATAGCAATTTCTTGAGCCGAGCCGTCTGTTGCACCAATAATAGTTAAATAACCGCTTGAAAATCTTAGTATTTGTTTACTTGCGCTTGCTGCGACAACATAACCATTACAATTTTCAGTAAAAGTATTACCAACAATAGTCGTAAAGTCAGCATAACTGTCAACTTTTAAATTGTTCGAGCTATATAATGTGATGTATATTTTGCCAGTATCATAAGGCAGAGAAGAAGTTGAGAGTTTATTGAGGCTTACAGTTATTACGTGCTTATATTTGAATGGAGTATGAACATTGTTGTTGAAGTAGTTAAGAGTTACCAGGTCTTGTACTTCGACGGGGTCTGATGCAATAATAGTACCCCTTGCAGTATATCCTGCAACTTCTCCTTTCCAATTTACACCAGGTGTACCGTGCGTTCTAATGAAACGATTTTGTGTTTGCGCATTTGAATCATTTCTTACATATACAGTATCCGCGCCTAATCCTTTACGTGTATCTTTTATAACACAAGTATCATCGACATACTTTTTGTTTGCGGTGTGGTAAGCTTCGGTAGGTGTGTTAGTTATTAAAACAGCATTACCAGCAGGCTTTGATGTTCCAGTTGTTATCGGGTTGTAGGTTGGTATTTCGTATTGTTGAGCATCTCCGTAAGAGATATTGACAAAATAATCGTTAAACGTGTTATGTCCTGACTGTATGGCGGGTACACGGTGCTTAAATACTATGTTCGTAACACCTGTTGTATTAAATACTTTTTCTTTATCTATCTTAACCTCTACAGCATCGCCTGCCGCATTAGCGCCAATAAGAATACCATCACCACGAAATATCGGGAGCGAAAAATCAACTGGTATATCGTAATTAGTGCCCGCTACGTTTATTCTCATCGTCGCGGATATTGATATTCCGTCGGTGGTATCATAAGTAACGGTAGGCGCACCATAAGGGAATTGAACAGTCCGTATTTTATCCGCTCCTATTTTAGAAGCGTCTAAACCGCTGTCCTCTAATTTCATCGAAAGCGCGTCCCATTTTAAGAGATGATTAGTAGTAAGTAAGGAACTGTCGGCACGCGTTGCGACCGCTTCGCCCTCTCCGCTTGCAAACGTGAACGAATAAACTTTGTTCTCGCCCGTTCCGCTTGACGTAACTGTACCCATACCGAGTTTAACGCTATCGGTAGCCTTATCATAAGCAATCGCATAAGCGTTATTTGTCGCGGCTGAACTCGTTCTTATAACCACCCCACCGAGTTTGGTCGTAAGGTCTGTTCCGTCGCTGTTAAGCACGATTATAGAGTTCTTAACGACTTGCGTCGTTTCTTCTAAAGTAATCGTTTTACCCGCAACATTCAAATCGCCTGTAATGGAAAGATTGCCCGAAACAGTCCCGCCCGTTTTATCCAACTTCTTATCAAGTTGCTGTTTATTTACAACGTCGAGAGCCGCTGCACCGTCGTAAGCCTTAAAGCGCATATTGCCGTCATACTTGACAACTGCGCCTGCGGTAGCGTCGGAAGCAACGTTGAACATATACCAAGAACCGTCGGCTAATTTACCATAGACCTGATTATATGAGGTAACTCCCGTATTCTTATCGAGTTTTTTCGCAATATCGGCGGTATTCTTAGCGATATTCGCTTCATCGGTCGCCAACCTGCCGTTAATGATAGCGATCTTCGTTGCGTTCGTCCGTACTTGCGCGTTAGTCGAGTTAAAATTATCGGTAACGACCTTTTGCGAAACCGCTTTCGTGGTAGATTGCCCTAACGTGTTCGCAATATCTAAACCGTCGGCAACAATGTCGTTAACCTGCGAAAGAGGAACTGCGTCATCGCTTTCGGTAGCATTACCTACCTTTACTCTTCCGTCGGGAAGTCTTTTAACAAAGGTACCGCCCGTTTTAGAAGTGGAGTAAGGTTCGGGTTTGGCGTTCCCGCTCGCGTCGTTGGTATAAACAACAGATTTACCTGCAAGTTTAGTTTTCCAATCTTCGAGTGCCGCAACTCTGCCTGTGAGTGCCGCCAACGCGTCCGCTATTTGGTCGTAAATGGTATCGGACGGAGCGACAAGAGGTTGAGCAACTCCCTTGTTAATCTTAATCGTAACGGCTTCCGTTGTTGCTTTCGCGTTGCCGTCCTGATAACTTCCGTCATAGACTGCAAACTGACAGGTTAAATCGCCGTGGTATTGAGTAATCGGTTTAGTAAGATATGTAAACCATATCGCGAAGTCCTCTTCTTCTCCGTCAAGCGTAACGCCGTCTATTGCCCCCGCGCTCGTCAATAACACGGGGGTTCTGTAAATATCCCCGTTCGGAAGAATAAAAGTCGCTAAGACGGTATTTGACGCCGCAAACGGGGCAACGAAATATATCGCGTTAGCGTTATTTGACCCCTGAAAGACTGCTTCGGGGTTCGCTTTTATCAGCGTACCTTTACTATTAAAATAAAAAATCATATCAATCCTCCGCTATTTGAATACCCGTTATCTCCACATACTCGTCTAAGAGAGAACGGGAGTGATTGAGTTCGTCCGATATTTTTTCTTCCGTTGCGCTTATCAAAAAGTTAAGGTAGTCGATAATATCGGGAGTAGTGTCTGCTAACTTCTCTTTCGCCGCGTTGATTATCCGTAATTGTTCGGTATAAAGTTTCGCCGCGTCCGCTTCTGCCATAGCGTTTTTCTGTAACACTTCGGCTATCACTAACAGTTCTTGTTTTGTCTGTTCGTCCATTTTCGTTCTCCGTTATAATACAGTATCTAACGATACATAGATTTTTTGTCCGTTAGGCTTCTCGTTACGACCTAAAAGCAATTTCCCGCCTGTTTGTATTGCTTGGGATTTCACTTGCCCGTCCTCGTCCTCTACCTGAATAACGGTAGTGGTATAAGGAGTAACTATGCCCCACGCAACGTAATTCATATCATCGTCGGCGGGAACGGTCGGAAGTTGTATCCATTCCTGCGGTTCGGCTTCGGTCGCCTTGTGTATTGTTATATGCCCGATAAAGTTACCGCCCGTTGTATCGGGAGCAAATTTATTGAGTTTCGTTGTAAACGCTCTTACTTCTATATTTTTGCCGTAAGTCGTGCCGTTTAATATCGGGTTTCTGTTTACCAATGCCGAATTACCCATTAACGCTTCGCCGATAATAAATTCGTCGTTATCGGTAACCGCCGATAATTCATAAGCAAGAGAGGGTTGCTCTCTGTTATCTTTACGATACC